CTCAAACTCAGTGTAATCTTTCAATATCTTTACATGATAAAACTGTTTAGGACATTGCTCAAAAGATTTAATCCTACTAAACGACCAAGGTTTGATGCTCATTTTTTCTCCAATAACCTTTTTTAAATCTTTGATGTTCCATATTACAGTCTGCTATTTGTTTTAAACTCCTAGGGGGGTCGTTTTGTCTATATTTTGTACGCTTACCTAATTCTACTATCTGTTTAAGACTAAGAGGGGTAGCAAGGTCTCCTCGCACAGTGCGTCCTTGCGATGATGGTGCTATAGAATGAATATATAGGCTCTCTAAAATATCAAGTTCTTCATCTGCACATGGTATATATGCGTAGGAATCAAATTTCTTTTGTTTTTCTTTAATATGTGTGTATATACGTCCGTACACGTTTACAGATTGTCCGATATATATAATATGATTATCTTGTATAAGAAAGTAAATACCACATGCTATTGCATAATTAGTTTTACGGGCTACTATTTCTTCTTCTAATAACATACTTCTACCTGTAAAGTCTCGGCTAAATTCATCGTATATAATCGTATGTTTAAGACTATCACGTTTAGCAGTAAGAAGTTGGATCTCATTATTTAGTTCTGCAACTTGTTGTTTATACTCCAATACCGTATACAGCAATTCCCTTCCGTTCATGTACAATCTCCATAAGTTTTGCCCGTGCCCGATTCGCAATTTATAGGCAGACCATCTGCCCAGTCGGGTGTCCAACGCATACATTCTTCTATATATTTTTGTGCATCTGCTACTTCTTCGTCCTTAACACAACACACTATTGAGTCATGCACAGTAAGAACGGCTCGGTGCTTCTTGTTTATTTCTAACATCTGCTCACCTATTATGCAACGTGCTATAGCTTGGCAAACATTCTCTACAACCTTACCACCATATATTCGTGTGCGACCTCGCCTAGTTTGGTAACTAAATTCTATACCTTTCTCGCCTTGCTCATAATCTAAATCTTCGTATCGCATAAGCAATCCCGAGGGTAATCGTATAGCATTTTCTTCGGGTACAGTTCGTAACACTCGACCTCTACCAAGACTAAATGGCATATCATTGCGATGTAACGAAACAAGAATCTGTTGTGCATCTCGCCATAACTTGTTTATCTTCCAATTAGCCTCACGATAAATTCCTATGACCCTCCGTGCTTCCTCTATCTTCATATCAAACCCAAACGTTTTTAACTGCGATTGAAACTTCATTGCACCCATACCATAGCCAGCACCCAATATCGTAGTCTTCCCTACAAATCTCTCGTCCTTTGTTATGTCTGCCTCATCTTTGCCATAAATACGAGATGCCATCTTTACATAAACATCTTCTCCGTCAGTAAATGCTTTAGTCAAGTCATCTTGTTCGGCAAGCCAAGCTAAAACTCTAGCCTCAATCTGTGCCGAGTCAGCATCTATAAGTGTATAACCTTCGGGTGCGATAATGCTACGCTTCAACTTTTTACCATTGACACCTCTACTGGGTAAGTTCTGTAAGTTTATCTTATCGTCTCCACCCCAACGTCCAGTGTGGGCTGCGTAATACTTGACTGGGACAGGCAGGAGACCACGTTTGGATATGTCTATAAATCGTTGCGTTCTTGTTTCTTCTAATGTGGATTTAGTTCCAAGCCTAGCCATTACTAACGCTTGCACCTTTTCATCGGGGTGAGACTCCAATGCTTTGAATCCCTCATCCGATTTGGCAAATGCAAATGCTTCTTTGCCCGTAGTAAGACTTATCTTCATAGGTGGTTCGACACCAAGTGATTTAAGAACCTCTGCAAACTTAGGGTTACTCATCAATTCTTCTTTACTCACACCTGACGCTGTAAGCAGTTCGTCCTTACTAGCACGTGTTTCTGTGAGGTGTTGTTCTAACATGCCGCGATCCAGTCCGAGTATAGGTTCTACGAACATACGTAATGTTGCATCTATTAGTTTAAACTCTTTCTTGGGAAAGCCTTTACCCATTATATTAAATAACTTATAGGTTAGGTCTACGTCATTGATACAGTAGTCTCCGTATCGTTCTAATTCTTCTTCGTTAAAGTCTAGTCGTTTCTTTCCAAAGGCATCGATTACTTCTGTACCCTTTTCCCCAATCTTATGTCTTTCTGCTAATGCTTTTAAACTACCACTACTCTCAACACCATGATAAGCACGAGCCATACATAAGGTATCGCCATATACTTTAGGGTGTATGTCGAATATCCAACTAAGTATTGCACCATCAAACATTGTATTATGTGCTACGACTAATGAGTTATCCCAGGGAAACGTCTTGAGGTACGTGGTAAGTTCTTCTCGTGTACCACTTGCCCACTCTGTACCCTGATTGTTTAGCTTAACACTCACACCAATGACCTCAAATCGTGGGTCACGGATGTACTCTTCAGTGGTCAACTTACCTAGCGAAAACTCTTTACTATAGTAAGTCTCAAAATCTAATGTAATTAAATCCATTACACCCTCTCTTCTTTTATGTGAAAATGACAGTTAGGAAACTCTTCGTTCCATTCTTCCAAATAATATTCAGCATCTGCCAAGGTGTCGTAAAAAGCTTCTTGCTTAAATCCTCTATCGGTACTGAGGTATAATCCCCACCTGGTTCTTATTTTCTTTTCTGTCATTACGTTTTCCTCCCAGCAAGTTCTCCTCCACATGCTAGATAACCACAGCCATCTTCCCAGTTATCCATATTACTAGGCGATGACTTAATACGTGCCACCTTTAATAAGTTCATCATAACTGCAACATCAACTGCAGTAACTTCTGTACCTAAATGCACTGCCCAATACTTAGCTATAGTGCTGAAGTTATCTTCCATGTCACCATGGGTAGATGCTCTGTCTTTTGTTACATATTCTTTTGCATTGTCTAGCACACTGCTACGAGTTACTACGTTCTTCTTTCTAGTCATTTTCTTTCTCCCCCAAATTAAATTCGTTTTTAAGTTTCCAAAAAGCATTATCTAATTTTCTAATGTCTGAAAGATAAAGATCATTCATTTCTGAAAGCATATTTAAAGCATCTCCTAAACTCTTATAAGTTTCTTTAATTGTATTTAATTGATCCGTAGTTAAAGATTTCATAGCCTTTGCTCTTATAGCATCTGCTTCATCTCTCAATATTTGCCATTCTGTTTTATTAGTCATTTTCTTTCTCCCACTCGTAATTTTCTGATGGTTCAAAGTCTAAGGGTAATTCTAATTGTTCTTCCAAGTTAGTATTATCTATCGTTAACTTGCACGTGTTACATACTGTCCTGCCGTCTGTAAAAACTATGAATGTCTTACAACTAGGACATAGATCATCTTTCCAACGTATCTTCATACTTTCCTCCTTAATAAATTTGATGCCCCTCTATGCAGAGAGGGGACTAGTAGTACGTACTTCTACGATAAGGTCAGAATCCATTTTTTATGGAGTTAGATTCCCCTTACTGCAGTGGATATCTATGCCATTGTCATACGAGGTCTCTCACTGCTTAACCTCATCATAGTAGTCATCGAACAACCTAGAAATATTATCTAAGTTCTTCTCGTTGATGACCACTGCAATTCCACTCTGTTTCTTTATGTCTGTTAAGTTCTTATCTTGTAGTGGGGTAGGCTTATTGCTCCCTGCTTTGCACTCGATGCCAAAGAATATACCTTTGTAGCAACCAACTATGTCGGGCACACCACTCGCACCATAACCACCAGTCACGGGATAAAAGTAATAAGCTCCCATCTCTTTTAGTTGAGCGACAACTTTCTTTTTAACTTTTGCCTCGGGTGTCATAGCCATTATGCTTTTTCCTTTTTATATGAATACCTAGTGCCGTTTGTTGCAGAGCCATGTTTATTTCTATGCTGATTTGTATCAGATGCAGACATTATCTCGGCTAATGGTGATACACCATAAGAGGTGCTTGGAGTAGCATTTTTTACAACCCTACCATATTCTTCTTCCCTCAATGCTACGGGATCGTCTTCAAATGTTTCATCCATACCTAATTCTTTGGGTGTCATTTTACTATTGCGTATTTCTAATCCACGAGTTAGTTCACTTACACCCATGTTTTGAGATATGTAGTTACTACCACACATAGTGCATCGTGCCTCTTTGTGTCTTTCGTGTTTAGTATTTTTTAGTCTTGTATCACAATCAATACAGTAATCTATATTTCCTTTTGGCATTGTTACCCCCTAAAGTTACTGGTTTCAACGGCAAGTAGCGAGGGGAATCTCACCCCCCAATGGTACGGAAACCGTACCGACTACTTGCCGTTAACCATAAAATTATAATCGTCTATC